TACATTTTTGAAGCAAAGAAACATAAAAATGGTTACAGAACTGGAGATAGGCAAAAAGGTCAAGCTGACTTTTTAGTCATACAAGCAGATAGGTCAACCAGTAAGGTATATATGGAATGGTCTATGTTTAAAGAGTTATGTTTAGAGATTTATGAATTGAAAAATGAAGTTGATAATTTAAAGGAGCAACTAAATGACAAAGAAACAGACACAAAATAGTTTAATTTTAAAACATTTACAAGAAAATGGTAAGATCAACCCTCTCGAAAGCCTCAATTTATACGGCTGCTTTCGTTTAGGAGCAAGAATATTTAATTTAAGACAAGAAGGTCATAATATAGAAACAATAAGAAAAAAGAATGGTGTTAAAGGTAATACTTTTGCAGAATATCATTACAAAGGTGATGGTAAACAAATGGATTTAGAAGATGCCATTAAAAGTTCTTGATTTATTTTCCGGAATAGGTGGGTTTAGTTTAGGACTGGAATCTACAGGGTATTTTGAGACTGTTGCCTTCTGTGAAAAAGATGAGTTTTGCAAAAAGGTTTTACAGAAGCATTGGTCTCAGTTAAAAATATATGATGATGTAAGGAGTTTACATGACACAAAAATACAAGCAGATGTCGTTACTGGAGGTTTCCCCTGTCAGTCATTTAGCCAAGCAGGATTACAAAAAGGCAGAACAGACGATAGATGGCTCTGGAATGAAATGTTTGATGTTATTAAGCAAGTCAAACCGAGATGGGTTATTGGGGAAAATGTGCAAGGCATTATTAACATTGAAGAAGGCATGGTACTCAGACAGGTGCAAAATGACTTGGAAGGTGAAGGTTTCAAAGTCCAATGTTTCATTATTCCAGCTTCAGGTATCGGTGCATGGCATAACAGAAACAGAGTATGGATACTTGCCTGTAACATATCCAACTCCAACAGCATCAGACATAGAAGGGGGAACAGCACCAGATGTTCAGATGAAGAATGGACATTTCTACCGAGAGAACAAGAAGGGGGAAAGATGGGGAGTAAAACTGAGAGACGCAGTAATGTACCCAACTCCAAGAGCAAGAGACTACAAGGATTCAGTAACGACAGTTCCTCCATCAGTGCAAAAGGGAAGAAATCCAAGTCTAGGGCAAAAGATAGCTATGAAACAAATGCTGCCGACACCCTCGGCTTCGGAACACAAGGCGAGGATGCAAGGAAACACTCAAGCATCAAACTGCATAACAGCTCTAGCACAGAAAGAGAAACCTGGTGGCAGGCTCAATCCAGAATTTGTAGAATTCCTGATGGGGTATCCTATGGGGTGGACAGAGATAGAGCCAAAAGAATAAAGGCTTTAGGTAATTCTATAGTGCCACAGATAGCTAGACAAATAGGATTAGCAATTATGGAAGCAGAAAATGATAACTAGAGAATGGCTTTTAAGTAGAAAACACTCTGGAAAGTATTTATGTCCAGAATGTAGCCATACTAGAAAGAATAAGCACGATAGATGTTTAAGTGTAACAATAAAAACAGAAGGTGTGGTGTATTATTGCCACCATTGTAACGCAAAAGGAGGAGAATTTTATGAAAAAACCTACAGAAAAAGTGATTCAGTTCGCAGCAAAGAGGGGAATCAGTCCGAAAACACTAGAAGATTTAAAGGTAGAGGGAGGAATAGCCCAATATGGTAATAGAAGTTTAGAAAGTATTGTCTTTGGTTACTATAATTTAGACGGAAAAAGAGTAAATTATAAAGCTAGGGCTATATCAGAGAAGATATTTAAACAAGAAAAAGGTGGAGAACAAAGATTCTATAATCTTGACAATGTTTTAAACTCAAAGAACTTAAAAAACAATACTATTTATGTTGTAGAAGGTGAAATGGATGCTCTGGCATTGTATGAAGCTGGTTATGGTATAGATTGTATATTAAGTGTGCCAACAGGTGCTGTAGCATCACCTACGGAGCAACCAGAGGTATCTAGGAAGTATCAATATGTATTAGATGCACTAGATCAAGGACTAGACCAAGCTAATTGTTTTGTATTATTGACCGATAATGATGAACCTGGACTTGCATTACGACAAGATTTAGCTTCAATATTAGGGCATGGAAAATGTAAGTATTATGATTGGTCTGATGGTGTTAAGGATGTCAATGAAGCCTTGTTAAAATGGGGTAAAGATGAAATAAAATGGATGATTAATGAAGGTTTATGTGATTATCCATTAGAAGGTATTTATTCTTTAGATGATATACCACAACCACCAAAGATAAAATTGTATAATCCTATGTTTGGTTGGAATGAAGATGTTATGTTAGGTCAAGGTATGGTAAGTGTTATGACAGGTTTTCCTGGTCATGGTAAAACTTCTTTTGCTATACAATTATGGACACAGATAGCTAAAGAATACAAAATAAATATAGGTATGTATTCTGGGGAAACTAGAGTAAAACCTTATGTGCAAAGAAATATAAGAACATTTTATCATAAAAAACTAGAATGGGAGCAATCAGATGAAGAAAAACATCAGGCAGATGAATTTATACGAAAACATTTTGTATTTCTTAACCATCCTAACAATAATCCTGACTTTGACTTTATATGTGAGAAGCTACAAGATATGAAGGCACGATTTGGTATGGGTGCATTTGTATTAGACCCTTGGAATAAACTAGAAACACCAGAGTTTGGTAA